TGTCACGTATGAGTCCGAGTTCACCGATACGGTGGAAGATGTGGTTAGTAATAGCGGTGATGATGCCGTCGATGAGCTTGATGTTGTTAGTGTCCATAATATTCTCCGTTTGTATAAGATGTTTGTGAGTGTGTATGAATGGTGTGGATTAGCTGCTCATGGTGTTAGCTCCTCTGGTATATCAATGTCATCGCCAAGTTTTGATGCCACGTAGCAGCGCATGGCAGCAATCAGGGGCGTGGGGCCGTATGCGAACTGATACCCCGCGCCTTTAGCCATGATGCTGCCACGCGCCTCCCACTCCCGCCCAAAGCTGCATGGTGCATTTCGTTGCAAACCGATCTCCTCCCGCTCAATGATCGGCCCGCCTTGTGCCCAGTCGGCTGATGGTGAATATCCGTCCTCATCTCCCCGACGCGTCTTGCGGTGCCCGATGACTTGGTTCTGGCCCTCGCCATCCCACACCCACCAGCCTGCTTGCATGGACGCGGGTGCGTCTTTGCGGAACCCCATCGGGTCCAGCTTCAGCGGCAAGTCTTCGCACTTCGCCACCGCCCAATCAAGTGCAGCACCCGTTAGTTCACTCGTCTTAATTCTCATCATCGTTCTCCTCACCTTCAGTCTCTTTTAAGGCCATGCTGTACAGCTTCAAGCACTCATCAGCGCATGTGGCTGCGTCGATGTAACCCTGATCACGTAGTTCAACCACGGCAGCTTGTGCTTTAACTGCTGTGTCCCATATGTCGAGCTTGTGCTGCCATATGCTCGTTGTCATGTTTGCTCTCCTGTGAGTCCTTGTTAATTACTACTTAACTTCACCTTCGACGCGCACCTCCACGTCGTAATCATCTGCATCACGCATGATGATCTGCCCTACATCGTCCCATGCTTGCTTGTGTGCGTCCTCGATAGACTCAGCGTCGATATAGACTGTGTAGTACTGCTGTGCCATCACTAATACTTCAAACGTTTTCATTTCACGCTCCTCGGTTCTTGGTAGTGTGCGCACCCAACGCGTGCTGGATGTGCGCTTGGTTAAATATCTTCATGGCGTTACTAACAGTATGGTCAGCGCTATACCTAGCGCGAAGGCTATGGCGTAGCCAATCAGGGTGTCCCAAGTTTCGGGTGTCATATCTTTTCTCCTTGAGTTGTTGGCGTTAAGTAGACGGGTTGTCTACGTTGTTTGTGTAGGGTGTGTTTGGTATGAGTTGTTTGGGTGGGCGTCCTCGCTTGCGTGGTGGGGTGGATAGTTTGGCGCTGTGTTTAGCGTCACGTTGTTCTTGCTTGAGTTGTTGGGCTTGTTGTTCGCGTATGGCTTTCTCCAGTAAAAAGAGTTTGATGTCAGCGGGTTTGAGTGAGAGGTACTTACGCATGGCGTGGTGCATCTTCATGTACTCACTCTTGCGCCTGCTTTCTTCCAGCTTGCGACGCTTGAGTTCGTTGTCGTAGGCGATGCGGGATATGTCGCCTGCCGAAAAGCGGTTGGCTAATTCGTTGCGTGTGAGTTCACGTAAAGGCTTGCGAGGGGGTCGGCATTGACGGCAGAGCTTGGATTCAACCCACGGTAAACGCTTGCCTGATAGCCCTTTTGCGATGGCTTGAGCGCGTGTTCCAAGGTACCTGAAATGGGTCGTCGGGAAGGTGTTTTCGCACTTGATACAGCGTTGGGTGTGGGTTGTTTGAGCGTGTGACATGTCTAATCCTTTACAAAATAAATCAAAAGTGTCCACTTTGTCCAGAAAGAAGTGGACAGTAGTTTACCCAATAAACACGGGGCTTCCAAGCGAAAACCGCCGGATCTTAATCGGAGGAAGTGGACACAAATCACAGCATACTTCATTCAGAAAACGGGAAAAGTGTCCAGATGTCCACCAAAATCCGGAAGCTTCAACACTTAAGGAAAAAAAGAGGAAAAGGAAAGCGATGGGCAACTGAGTTAGCCTATAAAAATAATAACACCTAAATAAATACGTATATATATATAGTAGACAGATAGACAGATATATATAGAAGCCCCGTGGGACGGGGCTTTGCGCTTGTCTACGCCAGTGTCCACGTGTACAAAAAGCTGGGTTCGACTGGACGCGACAAAAAAGGGGTATTTTTCTCCACAATACGTTGTGGAGAACTTTATTGAGAATTATTTTCATTTAGCCATAAGTGCTTTTTGTGAGTGTTTGTTTTTGCGAGGAGCTTGAGGAGCTGCTCGGTGTTTGGTGGGCGTGTGCCAACGACAAGGTCGTCTTGCTTGAGGGCTAGCATCTGGCGCTCGGTTAGTTGTTGGCGTTCAAAGGTTATGTACCAGTTGGGCTTGGGTTTGGACATGTTAGTTCTCCTAAAGATGTTGGTGCTAAGTAGACGGGATGTCTACTTAGCGGTGGGTGAATCAAAGGGCTGCTTTGAGTGCGCGAATTTGTGCAGGTGTTAACTCCTTGTGGATGCGAGCGAGTAAGAGCGCGACCTTGTCAGTGCGTTTCTTGGGCTTGCTGCTTGGGTTGCGTGGCTCAGTGAGACCGAGGGATTGCATGATGCGGTTGATCTGCTTTTGGCGCATGGTGTAGTCGGTGTGGTCTTTGTTGTAGGCGATGCCAAGGCCAATGTCTGCGCCACGTGTGCGGGCTGTGTAGAGCGATCCTGCGCCGTCGTAATAGAACTCATCACATGCCACGATGAGCGTGTGTAGAACGGTGTGAAAGTCCTCGCCTTCCACGATAGCTTTGAGTTCACGCACTTTGTCCGCGAAGGACTCGCCTGCACGAAAGACGGCGAATGTGGCTTTCTTGATTGCTTTGGTATCCATAGTAGCTCCTTACGTAGACATGGTGTCTACTTAGTGGTGCACCACGTACACGTGTGTGGGTGTGCTTGTGGTGCAGATGTTTTGACACGACGACGAACTTGCGAAAAGCCTCGCTTTCTCGCTGCCGCACAAAACAAAAAGCCACGCAATCGGCGTGGCAACGAATGGCTGAGCAACTCCCAACCATGAATCTATTATACCATAACGTGTTTTGGAGAACTCTAGGGGGTTATGCTGTTTTGCGACTTTGCGACCCCACTACTCCCGTACCACCCCAAGATATGCAACGTAGTGGCGACGGTATATGGACACTATTTCACTCCAACACCACAATATTTCTGTAAAACCCCAAAGCATTTACAAAATCCATAACGCATATCCCCCAAATCCATAACGCACCCCCTCCAAAACTAAACGCCCACCCCACAAAAATTTTAAAAAAATTCCTACAGCTTTTGTCAAATATTTGACACGTACCCTCAAAAAAATCCCGGCGGGGGGCCGGGAAAATCGTCGGTCACCAAACCAACTCAAGGAGAGTAGCTATGGACAAGCTACGCGCTCATCATAAACTAGCTATTGCATAAGCGTCAATAAAACAGTACCCTACGCAGACTTTATGAGGTGCCCCTGCGCGAAAGCGCTATTTTTCCCTCACATGTTTGATCATCTTATTACGCCAGCGCTGTACGACGACATGCCTGAACTCACGCATGTTGATAACGCCACGCCCCAAGAATTATTGGACGCTCAGATAAAGACGGCGGACTTCTTGGAGTCAATAGGGGTGGAGCCTGAAGAGAAAGTAGAAGCCAGAGCGCAGCAGAAGTCAGCACAGCTTGCGTTTACGGCCATGGCAGCAGGCGCTCCCGCAGAGAAAGTTAAGCAGCAGTTGCTGTCTAACACCACGCCAGAGGCGGTAAAACATCTTGTTGGGATGCTGACAGCGTATGACTGGGCGTTTGTTGAACAGGCGCGGCAGTTAAGGGGTTATGCGGTCGCAAAGATATTGGAAGATACGGAGCACCCAGACCCCAGGTATCGGCTGAAAGCGCTGGAGATGTTGGGGAAGGTCACTGAAGTGGCGCTATTTACTGAGCGGGTGGAAGTTAAAAAGACAGAACTCAGTGACGAAGAGATTGAAACAAAAATAAAAGACAAGCTTGGTAAATATATGGGCGCTATTGAAGTGACAGCGCAAGAGAAAACAAGTGAATCTTAGTAATCAGGAAGTCGAAGCGCTTAGAAAAGCGTTGCCATTAATGCCTGCGGAAGAAAAACTGGAGGTATTAACATTATTAGATGAACACGAACGCCGTAAAAATATTAAAAGTGCGCGTAAATCATTATTATCTTTTGCGCATCACGTATATCCAGGATTTAAAGAAGGCGCACACCACAGAAAATTAGCCAAAATATTTGAAGATGTGGTGGCAGGACATAAAAAACGCGTCATTATTAATATTGCCCCACGTATGGGTAAATCAGAATTCTCCAGTTATTTATTTCCCGCTTGGTTTTTAGGTAATTTCCCAGATAAAAAGATTATTATG